TCAGTTTGTAAAAACAGACTGGTTAAATCTTGGAAAGATTCTGATTAGAAAATTAGTTTCTGGAATCAGAGGAATGGGCGGCAATGCCGGAAGCGTAGCAAGGTCAATTGCACAGAAGATTTTTACAACAATTTCAAGTGTGAATTGGCTGAGTTTAGGTAAAACTGTTATTTCAAAGCTTATTTCGGGCTTGCTTAGTCTGGCCGGAAGGATGGGAAGTGCTGCAAAAAGTATTGCAATGAAAGCGGTCAATGCGTTCAAGGGAATCAGTTGGGGAAGTGTTGGCACAAACATTGTAAGAGGTATTATTGGTGGCATTGGAGCAATGGCAGGCTCCTTGATAAGTAAAATGCAAGGACTTGCAAAAAGCGCTTTAGGTGCTGCCAAGAAAGCATTAGGGATTAAATCGCCTTCGAGAGTTTTTAAAAAACAAGTAGGTAAGCACATCGTAACCGGTATCATTGCTGGGGTTAATGCAGAGCAGAAGAATCTCAAAAAGACAATGAAAAAGCTCTGTGATACTGCTGTTTCTTCTGCGAAAAACGCTAGCAAAAAAGGAAATTTTGAAACAGTAGGCAAGACTTTTAAAGATGGTTTATCTACTGCAATTGATTCACAAGTTTCTAAGGCAACGACAGCAGGAAAGAATCTGATAAATAAGCAGATTAAGTCTGGGAAGAATAAAGAGACAGATAAGTACGACAAAAAGATTAAGAGCTTAAATAAGCAGATTAAGAAAGCTAAAAAAGATAAGAAGAGTACAAAATCTTTAGAAAAACAGCTTGCTGAGGTTAAAAAGAAGAAAAAAGCGGTCACAGATACTTATTCCAGTTTAGGAAAATCTATGATTACCGTTTATGGCAATGCGCTAAAGCAGCAGGAAAAGAAAATCGTATCACAAGCAGAGAAAG